TATTTCTAGCTCTTGTAATTAAACTTTCATTACCTATAGTATTTAATTGAACTTGAAAATTATTTTGAGCAGCTACTCTCGTTAAATCCATTATTCCATGTAGATAAGCTTCTGTTAATTGACCACCATAACAAGGTGTTCCAATCATTACTTTCAATTTTTTATTTTTTATCATGTTACAACAGTAACACTTCCTAATCCTATCTGTAACAAATTTGTGTTGTTAGTATACCAAGAAGTTGGAATAGTTGCAACTCCAACATAAACAGATTGACCTGATGTATTTTCAAATCCGGGTAAAACAGTTACTTGATTAGGAACACCACCTGTTTGAGATCCTGGTAATCCTCCACCAGTTCTTGCAGCCTCTGTTGCACTTATACTCGCTTGAGGTCTAGCATTTTGTAAAGTTTGTGCATCGGTAAAATAAGTTAAATCTAATTGAGGTTGTTTAGGTTCCCACTCTGAAGTATGAACAAACATACCAGTCCATTCAAATACCATTTCTTGATAAGGAAAAGACATACCTGATCTATCAGAAATTGCTAAAGCGTGTCTACCACCTGCAAATTTTGCTGAAGGTGCTCTATGAGGTCTAGTACTTGCTGGAACCCTAGCCATTACGAATAAAAGCTGTTGCCTGTTGCTGGTATAATTCTAGTTGAAGGAGTATCATCACCTGCAATTAATCTCTGATAAGCTTCTTCATAATCTACTTTTAATATTTGTTGAGTTTGAGGAGTTACACCTGTTCTTTTTTTAGAAAGATAATAAGCAAGTCCTGCGCACATACACTCAAAAGCTCTAAATGGCACATCAATGTTTTGTTCTACTCCACTGACTGTAGAAGCAGTTATATCTTCTATTTTTCTCATACGATAATAAGTAAGAGTATAATTAGTATCTGGAGCTGGATAAATTTTAAGTACGGGAGTATTTAATCTTTGTAAATAATATTGTGTAGGTCTAGCTTGAGTAGTTTTATTTGAAATAACTGCATAGTCATTAAGACCTAGTGCTGTCATTGCATATTCATTTCCATTACTTGTTTGAATATTTGCATTAATGATATCTACAGTATCATAATCTAAAGTATATTGAATAGTTCCTGTAGTAATAGCTAAAGTTTTATATTCTACAGTCCATTGGTTATAACCTCTGTTAGCCCAATCACTAAACATAATATTCATACTACGTCTAGCGGACCTTACATCATAACCTAAAATAGGATCACCACCTATTCTGTCATAAGCCTCTTGTATTACATCATTTACTGTTAAAGTAAATGTCGAAGTTCCTGATAAAGCCATAGTTCTCCATTATGCAAAAAATGCTGTTACACCATTTATAGTTGCTACATTAGCACCTGCTAAACTTGATGAAACTTGTATACTTGTTTTAAATTTTATACCATCTTCTGGTAAATTCATAGATACTGTTGAAGCACCTACAGATACATTACCTGTTTCAATTTCAAATACATCTGTTCCACCGTCTTTCCAAGTAAGAACACCAGCAACAGTCGAAGGCTCTACTATAAAACCTTTTAGTCTCATTGGTCCAGCAAATAAAGTAACTGTAGTGGCTACATTTGAAGCTACATTAGATAATGCTGCTTTATTTTTACTTACAACATTTATGTCTGATCCTGCCATAATTTCTCCTAAATTAGGTTATATTTTTTTAAGTCTTCATATAGTAAAGCAATTCTGTCATTAGGTACAGTAGAAGGTTTTAAATAATCAGCTTGTGCTGCTTTAGCTTGAACATTTCCCATATCTAAAGGTCTTTGATTTATATTATCATTAATACTGCCACTTTGTAATTGACCAGTTGGAAGAGTTTGAGATCCACCAAATTTATCAATAACTTTTTCTATATTAGCTAATTTTTTTTCTAAACTATCTTCTGTATCTTTTTTCTTTTCTTTTTCAGTTTTTGTTTGAATTACTTCTGTTGTAGATTCATCAACAGTTTTTTCATCATCTGATTTATCTAATACTATTGGAGTTACTGATTCTTGAGTAGATTTATCATCTTCTTCATCGGTATTAGAATAATCTATAATTTTTTCTTCATCTTTTTTTCCAAAAGAAGAAAGAGCTTCACCTGTTTGTCTTAAAAAATCTAAATCAAATTTCATATTTTAAAGGAGGGCCCGAAGGCCCTCGAATTAATTATTAACTTAAATTATTATTTTGAACGTATCTAACAGTTATAAAACCGGTACCATCACCTGTGTTAACGTTAGTTACAAGGATTCTTCTATCAGTTGTTCCAACGTCAGCCCAGTTTCCAACTCTTGTTGCATCAGCTCCTGCTGTTGCAGAAATAATACCAAGTGTTCCACCAGCTACTGCTGTAGTTGCTGTTAATGCAGTTGCATCACCAGTCCAACCTAAACCAGCTGTACTTGCTGCTCCATCCCAAATTGCAGTTACCGATAATTCAATTGCTACGATTTGTGAGTTTGCAGGAATAACAATATTAGTTGTTCCATCTGCTTGAGTTATAGCTTGTGATTGTGACATCACAACTTGACCTGTGTTTTTTACATCTGAACCTAAAGTAGTTCCAGTTGTTTCTTTAATTGCTCCAGCCTTAATTGGGCCAGAAAATGTAGTTGTTCCCATAGTCTATCTCCTTATAATAGTCTGCTTTCGCAGTCGTTTGGGTTAGTTTAAAACTACTAGGCGTATTGCTACGCCTAGTAATTGTTTATTATTATGCTACGCCTTCAGATCCGTATACACCTCTCCAGTCTGTAAAACCGAAGCTGTATCTTTCTCTGCACTTGTATCTTAAATTACCAGTTTCAAAATCGCCTTCAACAGCTTTTTTGATTGGTGATCTAACGAAGTGTTTCATTCCATCTGGGCAATCAGTTAGGATAAAATACTGATCAGGGTTAGTAAATCTTTGATTTACTACTACACCTTCAGGTATCATACCCATGTTTCTCATTGCATTGATATCATTGTCAGCAGTACCAGGTCTTAAATTAGACTTGATAATTCTTTCTGCAACGAACACCAATTGAGGTGGAACTGCAAGTTTTCTTCCTGATAACGCAACAGGTATGCTTCTATCATCTACAGCAGTTGAGATTTGAACTAAAAGTGTCTCTAAAGACGTTTCAGATAAATCCGCAGGTGTGCCTAGGATGTTAGATGCAGTACCACCGCCACCAAGTGGGTGAGAGCCGTTCATTAAAGCTACGCCGTCTCCTCCAGTTGAAGTAGTAGTTGCATTATTAAAGATATTTGCACCTTTGATCTCTTTAGTTTGTTGCATTGATCTTGCTAGTGCTCTTGCGTATTTAGCGCCTAGAGAACCGTACAAGCCATCTTCTTCAGCTTCTTCTGTAATCGCAAAAGCTAAAGCGACAGTTTCATGCACATATCTTGAGACAAAGCCTTCTCTGCCAGAATCATAATTGATCATGGCACCTTCTGCTTTAGTTGGTGCAGCACCGAATCCGATCATTTGTACATCTTCTTCGAATGCTTTCATTGATTGCTCTGTAGAATATAATGATCTCCATTGCTCAGGATATCTATCATATTCCATACCAAACACGGTGTTTAAACCTAGATTGAGCTGTTTGGTAAAAAGTGCTCTGTTTAAAGCCATTTTTTAACTCCTATTGTTAAGGTTAAACACCAGCCTGACGAGTACCATATAGAGATAGATTTATTACTACTTCTACTGATGCGTCAGCGCCTGCTGCGTTATTTGGATAATCAATTAATCTTAGTATTCTCAAAACTTTTGCAGTCGTTGCAAGAGTTGCGATATCTAATTCATCAGTTGAATGTCCATAGGTTGAGTTGTACGTTCCAATTGTAACATTAGCTAATTCACCAACATTTGCTGTTGCGAATACGCCGTTAGTTTGGACTGCGTAAGTGATATTTGGATCATCATACACATAAGCTTTAATCGGTTCACCCGATTTTGCTGTTTGTGCATTGTTCCAAACTTTTTTGAATTTAACATCACCGGTGTCATTATCGATGTACTCAACACCATAAAAAACACCGAGAGCTGTACCGCCCGCTGTGCCTCTTATAATTGTTCCATCGGTAGTTAAAGTAACGAGGTCTCCACTTGCAAGATTGGCTGCATAGCCATTTGCAATTGCATATTCATTAGCTCTAATAACACCGCCTGTTAAATGTCTCAATGGTACGAAACCATTTGGTGCATTTACATTCGCCATTTTTATTTACCTTTGTTAGTTGTTAATTGCCGTCCGAACTAACTCTAGATTTAAAAGACCTTTGGATAGGTTGGCCTGGTGTTTCAGCTCTGTTCATGTCCTGTTCAACTGACTGCATTAAATTGTTAGTCATTTGAGCATAGTAATCATCTCTTTGATTAACTATTTCTGTTGGCATTTCACAAAGTACCATTCCTTCTATTCCAATATGCCCAGCGAATTTGCCATGTTCTATCGTTGGAAAATGTTGACCATCTTTGACACTTTTAATGTCTCGAGGCTGCCAACCTTCTCTCAACCGTTTAGCTACATTCGTAGGCGTTTCCTGTCCTAACACCATAGTTGCTACCCATCTCTGAGCGAAACCAGGTCTTGGTTCAGGCGCTTCTAATAAGTTACTCGGTCGCCATTTTGAAACTATTGTAGATTTTTCTATTCTAGTTTCATTGTTTATTTTATTATCTTTGTTCATAATGTCAGGCTCCTTTCTATTGTCCTGTGTCGCTAAAGCTTTTTACTTCTTTAGCAAATCGTTTTAGTGCCACTTCATCGCTGATGTCTATACCAAAAGTTTTAGCAGTTGATAAATCGTCAGAGGTGAGTTTAACTCTATTACCAGTTGTTCCTTTTTTACGAGAAACTCCAGCAACAGGAGATTGCACTCTATTGTTTTTTTGTACTACATTTTCCTCAGCTTTGGAAGTGTTTTCTTCTGATTTATTAAAATAAGAAAGACCACTTGATTTTAGTCTTTTACTCATCTCATCATAATATCCAGGATCGTGCACATCCCAACCTTCTTCTGTTAATTCAGCATCAATTCCATAAGCCATAGCTGTTTCTTTTCTATAACCAGGTTTATTAAACCATGTTGAATTTTCTTTTACCCAATCGGTGGCTAAAGGTGGAGCTTTTCTTTCAGCTTTTACAGTTTTTTCAGGTACTCTTGCAGCATAATCTTCTGTTTTAGTCATTTGACTACGAATTTCTGCCATACTTTCATACAATTTTACTTGTTTTTCAGTATTACCTTCTTCAATTGCTGATTTAAGTTCAGTAGAAACATTAGAAAGTTGATTACCTAGTGATTTACTAGCTATATCATAAGTTCTTTTTTCCATTGTTGCTAATTTTTCTTCTAAATCAACATTTCTTTGTTCAGCTTCTGCTCTTTTAGCTACTTCTTTTTGGATTCTTTTACGAACTTTAACAGAGTAAGGCATATCATCTGAATAAGCTGGAGCTTTTTCAAGTTTAACTTCTCTTTCGTTCTCAAAAGATTTATCTTCATCTTTAGAAGGTTCTTCTTGTTGTTGTTGAAGTTTCTCTAACGGATTTAAAGGTACATTGACCTCTTTCTCTGTTTCAACTTCTTCAAGATTAACTTCTAATTCTTCATTCTTATTTTTCTCATCTTCTATCATAGTTTCTCCTATGTTGGCATTAACCTAAGTTAATGTATGTTACAGTTGTTGAGTTACTACTTCTGGACTTTCCAAAGTTGCAATAATCTCATCATCATTTAATAGCACCATTTTTACTTTTTGTACAGAAACTCTTGCTCCTGCATATCTACCAAAAATAACCCAATCTCCTACTTTACACCAAGGATTTTTTCTATCACTATAACATTCTGGTCCCATAGCAATAACTTGTCCTACACTATTTAAGTAAGCTTGATTATCTTGTGAAGAATCTGATAAAATTATTCCACCTTTAGTTTTTACTACTGCTCCTCTAGGTCTAATTAATATTCTATATCCTACTGGTTGTGGTAATTTTTTAGGTGTTGGGATTTCATTATCTGTTGCCCATGCTTCATTACTATTCATCTTCTATATCTCCTTTTTTATATTTTTCAATTGTTTCATTTATTATTTGAAATGCTTTATCTAAACCCTGCGCATATCCATAGACACGTTTGAATTCAGATATATTTTCTACACCTTTACCTAATAAATTTTGTGATAGTTCTTGTTTGTGATTTTTAATATTTTTCTTGATCGCTTGAATCAGCTGTTCCATTTACATCTTTCTGTAGTTTGTTATATAGTTCATCAAAGCTATGACCTAAATCGTCAGAAGCTTGAGCAAACATTCTAGGTTTAACTTTTTTAATAGAGATTTTTTTATTTTCTAAAAACTTTTTAGCTTGTCTAATTTCTTCTGATCTAACTGCCATCAATATCTTTCGTTGCTAGTTTATCTTTGTTAATACCTTTTTTTATTACATAAGATTGAGTTCCATTAGCTCCAGTTTCAACTTCTTTTTTAAGATTTTTAAATAAAGTCATTTCTTTATGTTTTTTTTCAAGACTTTTTTGAAAATTAATTAATACTTTATTGTCTCTCATTAATCTCTCTTATTATCTTCCCTTGCAACTTTACTGGCAATCTCTACTACTTTAGCTTTTGTCTCAGTGTCTTTTCTAGCATTTTGTTTTTCACTTTGTTTAACACCTTCCATAAATCTAGCTTTTCTAATATTTAATTCTTCTGCTTTTAATTGAAGTTGAGCTTGATCTTTTTGTGCTTCCATAGAAGCTTTTTGTTCTTCAGGAGAAGGTGGCATAGATCCCATTAATTGTTGTGCAGCTTGTGCTGCTGCAGCTGCTATTCTATTTTCTTCTTCTATACTTATCTCTTGTGATGGCTCATCATTTAATTCTCTATTAAAATCTCCAGAAGAAACAGGATTACCTTCAGGTACAGAAGCTTGCATTTGTTGTTGATATAAGAAAGCCATGTGTTGACCCATATGAGCTAACATTGCTGGATATAATCTTTCTTTAGCTTCAGGGTTTCCACCAAATCTAGGATCATTCATAAACTGAGAGTGAACTTGCATATGAGCTTGATGATCTTGATCTTCAAATACTTGAATAGGTTTAGTATTAAGTATAGCCATGTTCTCTGATACTGGATCACGTCTAGGTGTATCTTCATCTTCAATCATTAAATCCATATAATCAGGTATATTAAGAGCCTGTAAAAATCTTCTCGTAGCTTCTTTAACATCTACTATATCAGGAGAAGCTTGTGCTAATTGTAAACCAGTTTGAGCTAAAGCTATTCTTTGAGCTTGAGAGAATATATTAGGATCAGATACAGGAACTACACTAATAGCTTTAGTGAAATCTTTTCTTCTAATTTTTTGACTTCCACCTATTACTTCAAATGAATATTCATCATCTAAGTATTCTCCATTTAATTCATAGATTAATTTAAATTCTCTACCTTGAGCTTGGTGTATTCTTTTATGAATAGCAGAAAATACTTTTGATCCTTGTTCTATTAAAGCAACAGTTGTTCCAACAGGACCTG